TACCAGTTCTCCCATTTGCTTAAAAATGACAGCATATTCTGTGCAAAATGACAGATTGACAAACTACCAAACTTGTGCTATAATGTATTTACAAGGTAAGGAAAGGGAGTTCAGTACAGGATAACACTTCAGAAAGTGAAAACAAGTACTTGACAAACTGTCAAACCTGTGATATAATGTAGTTACAAGGTAAGGAAAAGCTACTAGTTCAACTGGTAGCAAGTCCAGCGGTGGAGACTATAAACACCAAACTGAGTGAACACAATGAATCGGAGTTCACGGGTCGTGTCGAGATCGACCATCATAAATGACATACTCGAATGACGAGAGCAATCACGTAAACTCTCATTATAATCTCTGCATAATTTAAAGAGTTAGAGTAAAGCGTTTAGAGCTATCGTATAAAGAAGTTCACGATCTTAGAAAAAACAGAATAGGAGGAAATAGATATGAGAAAAGACTGTCAGGTAGAAATCAATAAAAAAGGTTGACGCAATTTGTGAGGAAATTTATAACCTCGATATGCACGAGCGTGCTAGCGATTAACGCTTGTGAGCAATGAAAAACAGAAGAAAAGAGGACACTAATATGATTTATGACGAACTTAGTAAATATGTTAGAGAAAATGACGACATTCCAGAGGGTAGAAAGTATGATGTATACATGTTCATGAAACAAGTATACATCGACATTGCAAAAAGTGACTATAAGTATCTATGCGATACCATAAATGGTAATTCTGATAGCACTGGTCAGTGCGCAATTACTTGCGAGCATGCGAGAGAGTTACTCAAATACTCAGAAGAAGATATGAACACGATCATTGAAGTTATGCTTGCAGAACATGTAACAGAATTGCAGGGTGGCATGATAGTATTATAACTTGCATAGCTGTGCTATCGGCATAAACGGGCGGAAAAGAGAATGTATGAAATACAAAATTAAGCTTTACATCGGTGGACACCTGTCAATGGTTACATATCGCACGGACACTTTGCAAAACGTGTTATCGTGCGCCAGAAAGTCAATCACACTATTTTCAGAGTGCGACGAGAGAGTAAAAATTTGCATTCTTGACAATGACGGAAACGGTATTAGGTCATACGTTACCGGAAACAAAATCAAACCAGTATATACGGCTATTGATCATGTAAATAAGGAACGAAAAACCTACTACACCGGAGCATAGTTCATTAGAAAAGAGAAAAAACTTTGAAGATCAAACTTTTACGGCTATTACAGGCTTTAATAATCGTAGCATTGATTTACGATATTGTCGTATTCAGCTACACAGCAATGATTTTTGGGTAATGCGGCTCGAGTTAGTCTAAACTAACTTCGTAACAAAATATTTCAATTAATTGTGAAAATCACTTGACAAAAACAGTGTTAAGAGATATAATAAATACAGTAAGAGCGATAGTTCTTACAACACTGTTAGGGCGGTGTGCCATACCGCCCACCTCTTGAGCGACAAGCCGACTGAACGTGGTTCATCACCGCGGTCGCTCTTCCATACGAGTTCGGACGTATGGTAAAAATAATTTCCGAAAATAACAAAAATAAGAAAAGGAGGAAACGGAAATGAGAGAATCCATGGTGACTCGTACCGTCCTTGGCACGAAAGTAACAGTGCTTGCGATGGACACAAATACCTGTGAGCCGTCCAATGTAACTTACGAAATCGGGGGACAGACTACCAACGATGAGAAACTTTTGAATAAGGTTCGTAAAGAGCATGATACAGAAGATTTCAAAATCGTTAAAATCGTAGCTGTAGAGCCATTCGAGAAAAGATATGGCATGAAAGAATCTGACTTTATCGCTCATGCGTCTGTGTTACAGCCGCTCCCGAAGCGTAACTAACAACGTGTTATAAACAAAAATTCAACCATACGTGCAAGAAAAGTAGTGTCTTTAAAACAGGTGACAGGTCTTTCCGCTCTTGTCACCATCAAACAAGAATAAGGAGAAAACGAAAAATGAAAGTATTAAAAGCAAGTAAAGAACTTACAAAAATTGAACAGTACATGCTGACAGCCGACAAGGGTGCCGAGAGCATGAAAAATGTTCCGGACGGAACTTCGATTCCTGTATCCGTTTGGTGCTCATACGAGGATGAAAAAGAAGATGGCACTCTCGCCGAGATTACAGCAATTATGGATAACAGTGGAAAGGTTTACGCATTCCAGTCGGCAACATTTCGTAAGTCGTTGGAGCGTATTCATGATGTGTTTGGCGATGAAGAGTACGCAATCATTAAAGAGTCTGGAAAGACGAAAGCAGGACGGGACTTCATCGACTGTCGCTTAGACTATAACAGTGTATCGCGCTAACCATCAAAAAAATCAAGAAAGGGAGGTTTGATACCTCCTTTTTCTTGTATCAATAGTAAAGAGAGGTATAAAACAGTGGCAAAGAAAACAAAAAAGATACCGAGTGCAAAACAACAAGCTATTAACACGGCATATGCAAAAGAGCGCAGACGTATTAAGTCGTTCGTTAGGAGGGCGGAAAAGCGTGGATATAGTTTTCCAGAAAGCGTTATTCCGTCTATTCCTAAGCGCAAAACCGAAGCCAGTATTCGAAAGCTTAAAAAACTTACAAAAGAAGTGCTGTATGAAAAAGCTAGCTACGGTGGAGAGGCTACATTAGGTGAAATTGTTTCTGGTAAAGAGGGTTTAAAGGCTGAGCACCATTTAAGAGCAAAGAGAGCCAGTGAAACAAGAAAAGCAAATAAAGAAGCAGAGCAACGGTTTTGGACTAGTACCGATGGAACCAAAACGCCTGTAACAGACGAACCGGCACTTGCTTATGCAGGGGCTTTTAACGATTTAGTTGACAAGTTGAAAGAAAACATATCGTCTATGGACGTATACTATTACACAACGGTTGCAGGTAAAAGGTCAAGAAGACATCCAGACGTAGCAGAAATTGCAAATTCCGCTTTGAATGAAATTTTAGCGACGTTAGACGAGGTTGTGTCAGATATAGGGTATCAGATAATAAAAACGTTGCCAAAAAAACTAAGACAAACTTTTGATTCCGCACAAGTCGGAAAGAATAAAGTTGGTCAAGAGTTGTCAAAATATTGGGATGATATTCAGAAATGGCTAGGAATCATTCATTATGATTCAGACGCTAATTTAGTTTGGTCATCAGCTCAGCATATTATTCGACTTTTAAGTGGTATTGCTGGTTTAACTCTGTCTGAATATGCTATGCGTTCGTTTGAAGATTTAGACGATATGATGGACGGAGACTATTAACTTTGAAAAAACGGAAATACCGTTACTTTGTAGGAGACTTCGAAACGACCGTCTACGCAGGTCAAACTGATACCGAAGTATGGGCGGCGGCAACTGTAGAACTTAACACTGAGAATGTCACTGTGTCGCATAGCATCGGTGATTGTCTGAAACAGCTTGCATCTTACAAATGTAACATCATTTGTTATTTTCATAACTTAAAATTTGACGGTTCTTTCTGGATAGATTATCTGATAAAACAAGGGTATCAGCAAGCTTTTATCGTCAACCAGTCGGAACAGTACAGCGTAAATTGGTTGAAAGAGAAAGATATGAACTTTCGGTCTTTCAAGTATTCTATCAGCGACAAAGGTCAGTGGTATTCAATCACAATACGATTGGGCAATGGAAAGTTCATTGAGTTACGTGACTCATTAAAGCTATTACCATTTTCTGTCAAGACAATCGGTGAATCGTTTAAGTTAAAGCACCGTAAGCTTGAAATGGAATACAAAGGCTTGCGATATGCTGGTTGTGAAATCACTCCAAAAGAGATAGAATATATTAAGAACGACGTGCTTGTCATAAAAGAAGCAATCGAGTTCATGTTCGCAGAGGGACATAATAAGCTGACGATCGGCTCATGTTGCATGGAAGAATATAAAAACATATTTGAGCATGAAACGGTATATGAGTGGGATAAGATGTTTCCGAACCTCTACGACTTTAAGATTGACGAGAGAATATATAGCGTTTCTAATGCCGGTGAATACGTTAAAAAATCATATAAAGGCGGTTGGTGTTACGCCGTAAAAGGCAAGACAGGTATTCCGTATGGCGATGGTGTAACTGCTGACGTAAATTCCTTGTATCCGTCCATGATGCACTCGGAATCTGGAAACTATTATCCTGTAGGATTTCCAGTATTCTTTCAGAAATCTATACCAGACATTGCGCATGAAAAGTATTTCTTCATTCGTATTAGAACGCGTTTCTATCTCAAGAAAGATAAGTTACCTTTTATTCAGATCAAAGGGTCATCTCTGTACAGAGGAACAGAAGCACTGGAAACATCAGATGTATTCATCAATGGACAATATCATAGATATATCTATGATGGTAACATGAATAAGGTTCCGACTACTGTAGAACTAACATTGACAATGACAGATTACAAGCTGTTCTTAGAACACTATAACGTTGAAGATTTTGAAATCTTAGACGGGTGTTATTTTGAGAAAAAAATAGGTCTGTTCGATGCTTATATTGACAAGTATAAGGAGATAAAAATGAAAAGCAAGGGAGCAATGCGGCAGTTGGCAAAACTTTTCTTGAACAATCTGTACGGAAAGTTTGCAAGTAGCACTGACAGTTCATTCAAAGTAGCTTATCTGAAAGAGGACAACTCAATAGGATTCCGTAGTGTAGAAGCACACGACAAACAGCCGGGTTATATACCTATCGGTTCGGCAATAACAAGTTACGCCCGTAATTTTACGATCAGAGCGGCGCAAGCGAACTATCATGGTGTAGACAAGGTAGGCTTTATATATGCCGACACAGATAGTATACATTGCAACTTGAAACCAGAAGAAGTACAGGGAATTAAAGTACACAACACAGCGTTTTGTTGCTGGAAACTGGAAAGCAAATGGGACAAAGCTATTTTCACACGGCAGAAAACATACATTGAACACGTAGTTGAAGAAGATCTTGAGTTGAAAGACAACAAATGGGTTGGTGAGAAAGTAGAACCTTACTATAACGTAAAGTGCGCAGGAATGCCTAGCAAGTGTAAAGACCTATTCATTCGAAGCATGGAAGATAAGCAAGGAAAACCGGATGAATGGGAAGAGGAAGAGAAAGAGTTCTTATTCGATGAATCTGACAAGCCAATTCACAGAGAATTAACAGACTTTACCTATGGTCTGACAGTTCCTGGTAAGTTAATGCCAAAGCGTATCCCCGGTGGAGTGTTGCTTTGTGAAACATCATATCAAATGAGGTGAGTAAAATGACATTTAGAGATTGCAGACAGGGAAGTAGAAAAGATAACAAATGATGAAGATGGAGTTTACGTTTTGTTGGTAAAAGACGATAGCATTAGAGTTGATGATTTTCTTAGCATCTGTCATGACAATGTGATTAGAGTATACGATACGAAATTGAAAACAACTACAAGGTTATCAAGAAATGAAGCCTTGATAGAGTTTTGTAACTACAAGGTAACAGAGTGCACTGTTTATGATGGGTGCCTTTTAATTACCGTGAAACCGATGTAAGAGGAGGAGTGAAGTCTATGACTTTAGAAGAACTTAGATTATACATCTCACCGTCTGTATACTGCATAGTGATTGATGTATCAGACTACGAGAACGGAAAAGAGTTATTCAAAGGAAGATGTGAGAAAATGGCACGTTTTCGTGAAGAACTGAAACCAGAAAAATATATGATCTGGAGCATTACACTAGACACATTAAGAGGTTGGCTTGTAATTCGTGTATACCAGAAAGGTTTGTTTAAGAGTAATTAAAAGAAGAGGGGAGCTTACTAGGTAAGTTATCCCCTCTTCATATATCTTTAACCACTGAACACGCCACGCCTGCTTGCCTAGCAGTAAATAAGTAAGGCAGTATATTTTCAACTGGGCACCCTTTCTTATCATGATATGAAACAATGGTAGATACCATAATTATCGGTACGACAACGCCGCCAGCGTTGCTTCTTTGCATTCCAGATTCTTGAACCGGAACGCACCCTTGCTGAACAGAAAACGCATGTTCATGATAAACATATCGTGCTTCTGTAACATCAAGTAGTTGATCTGATGATCTTCGGTTGTAACTGTGATCTTGTATGGATAAGTTAAGTCTGGTTTATCATCGACATACACCACACCTCTTTCTACATATTCTTTAATACCATACTCTTTTCCCATATATCTTAGTGTACAAACATACTTGCATTGTCCTTGCATTGTTTCAACAAAAGAGTAATTGTCATTCAGATACACAGCTTCGGTGGAATACTTCATGTAATCATCTTCGGAAAAAGCTTTTGCAAAACCAGATTGTTTCATTGCTTTCGCCGCACTGTCAACATAACCTTGTTCCAATACCCATCCACTTCCACGTAGGAATTTCGTATTAGACTGTAATCTACTTCCGATTTTCATAGCACTGTAGTATGGATTTAATATAGTTACGGGGTTTGACATCATGTATACAGGAACATAACGAGTATGTTCTCCCTGTCCACGAGCAATAGAAGTGTGAATGCTCTGGAACTTTTTTACTTCCTTATCGCAGTAATGGTTTGTCTCCGACTGAAACTCGTCAAATAAAATGCGGTCAACGTCAGAAAATAAATGTGAATATCTTTTAAGCTGATCGGCACTGTTTAATGTGATAGCGTATCCGCAGGAACGCTCATCCAGATATAACTCATGAAAGATACCATGAGCAAGTCTCTTACTTGTCATTTCCATACTAGGAAAGAACAGAGTTTTCAAGTCTTTAAAGAATTTGTCAGATACATTGTCCAGTTCGTAGTTAAACCGATAAAGTAGCGCGAACTTTTCATTGAAGTTTATGAAACGCCGAACAGCATACCGTCCAAAATACGTAGTCTTACCTCCTGTTCGGTTTGTCGTTACCATATAAATTTCCGGTCGTTGTCCGTCAAGATCTTTGAGCGAAAGAAGTTTCGTTCCATCGTAATATTTTGACATTCAAACATTCTTCCTTTCCAATATTTGCTTCTAAAAATATTATATCATAAAAGCTTGACAAAATCAACCCTAAGTGTTATGATGAAATTACGAAAGAGAGGTGAAGAAAATGGATTTAGCACAGATTGGGCAGTTTATCAGTCAGTATGGATTTCCTATTGTGTGTTGCGGTGTACTGTTTTGGGATCACATGAAAACAGAAGAGCGGCGTGAGGAAGATAACGAGATGCATAAGGAAGAGGTTGCCGAATTACGTAAGAGCATTGAAGCAAATACACTAGCCATCAATTCTTTGTGCGTTCATCTAGGAGGTACAAATAATGCCGAAAATTGAAACAGCAGTAGCATGGGCGGAACAGATTGCCGCTGATGATCGACATGGTTATTCACAGTCACACAGAAACGGCCCGGACTATGACTGTAGTTCAATGGTTGGAACAGCGTTAAGCCAGGCGAGCTTTGCCGTCAGTAAATATAGTACAACGCGCAACCTTGAATCACAGCTTATCAAGTGTGGCTTTAAAAAGTGCCAGGCTCCGTGGAAACGTGGTGACATTCATCTTGCCGCTGGTCATCATGTAACAATGTCAACGGACGCTTCACACATCGTTCACGCAAGTCAGTCAGAGAACGGTGGAATTGATGGCGAGACAGGCGATCAGACTGGAAGAGAAATATGTGTTAGACCTTATTACAGTCTGCCATATGAAAATACCGTCCATTATCGTTATATTGGAAATGAAAAACCACAGGTGCTTGTAGAGCAAAGCAGAGCAGACCCCGCAAGTAGCTTCGACCGAAAAATCGCAGGTGCGTATCACACCAATGATCGTTACAATTTGCGTGTTGGTGCTGGAATGGATAAAGCAGTAATTTTAACTTTACCTACAGGAACTGGCGTTAGAAACTATGGGTATTATACCGGAATATGGTATCTGGTAAAAGCAGTAGTTAATGGTAACGTTTATACTGGTTACGTAGCAAAAGAGGGTTTAGATCGTGGCTAACATTAGCACTTCATGGTCTTGGGCGGTGTCTACCTGTAATCGACCAAACGTCGGCTATTCACAGACATACCGGGAACAGCAGACAGTAAACGGAATAACCTACTATGACTGTTCCTCATTTGTCTGGTACGCACTTGTTGCGGGCGCTTTCCCCGTCATTGAGACTTACGGTTCCAAACACCCGTTCACTGCTTCCAATATGATTTCCGTTCTGCTATCAATGGGATTTACAGAAGTTCCTGTTTCGAATGTATGGAAACCCGGTGATATTCTATGGCGTTCAGGACATACCGAGATGGTATACCGTGGACGGATAACAATGGGAGCGCACACGGATGATGTGCCACTTGACCGACAAGTAAGCATAAGCACTTCGGAATCATCTCCTAGCAACTGGTCACGTTGCTTTAGGTATGGGTCTGGTGGTTCCGGTGTTGGTGCATCTGCTTATGTTGCCGCAGCAATCTGCGGTAACTGGATGCAGGAAAGTACACTGAACCCCGGACAGTGGGAACTAGGATATAAGCAAGGTTTTGGATTAGGACAATGGACAGACAACTCCGAGACGAACAGACGCACACAGTTGCTTAACTGGTTACAGGAAAATGGATACGCTTCAAACGACGGAAACGGTCAGCTTGCGTATTTCATCTATGAAAATATCTGGTATCAGTCCGGTGTTGCCGCAAACTTTGACAACTTGTCGGCGTTCTTGTCCAGTACAAGTACAGATCTTTCCATGTTGACCGAAGCGTTCATGATTGGGTGGGAGGGAATCCGTGATTCCTCCCTTTCCTATCGAATTTCATGCGCAAACACTTATCTTGAGTATTTTAACACCCACGCTTCGGATAAACCAGGTGCATGGTACAACGAAGAATCCTACGACAACCCTAGTTCCACACTTCTATCTTTCGGAAGTGAAGCCAATTTAAACAACGCTTTGTTGATTTTCCTTTTCTTGTCTGGCGGTGACGTTCCACCGTTGCCGCCGATAAAAAAGAAAAAGAAGTTGCCTGTTTGGATGATGTGCAGATATTTCATTTAAGGAGAACAATTATGGCAGTAAGAACAACACAGGAAATTATTGACGCACTGAAATCTTCTTTTGGTGAGTCACCAGACGATACACAGCTTGCTATGCTGGAAGATGTTTCTGACACGTTTACCGATCTGAATGAAAGGTCTGGTGAAGATTGGAAAACAAAGTATGAGGAAAACGACAAAGCATGGCGGAAACGTTACACTGACCGCTTTAGCGGTAAGGCTGACCCGGAATCCGAACCAACCGGAGATGACCCCGAGCCAACGAAAACATTAACATATGAAAGTCTTTTCAAAACAGAATAGGAGGTTTTAGAAATGCCTAGAAGAATTTCAAAATCAACTTTGCATGCATCAACGCTTGACATCTTGAATGCTATTCGTCAGAATGCATCTTATGATTATCAGCAGTCTGTGCCAGTTGTCACAAAAGCAAGCGACATTCCAAAAGTAGGAGAAGTTATTTGTGGAACACCTGCTTTCGCAAACCAGTACGTTAATGCACTGGTCAACCGCATTGCACTTGTCATGGCAAAAAGTGCCACATTCAACAACCCGTTTGCATCACTAAAAAAAGGTTATCTTGAGTTCGGTGAAACCGTAGAAGAAATCTTTGTGCAGATTGCAAAGGTTGTTGATTACACACCGGAAAAAGCCACGGCGCGCGAATTTAAGCGTACACTCCCCGATGTAAAATCCGCATTCCACACAATGAACTGGCGCGTGATGTACCCGGTAACAATACAGGACGAAGATTTACGTCTTGCTTTCTTAGCTGAATCCGGTGTACAGGATTTAGTTGCTAAAATCGTAGACTCTGTTTACAAAGCGGCTGAGTATGATGAGTTCCTGCTCTTCAAATATCTGCTCATTAAGGCTGTATCACATGGAAAAATGTTTCCAATGTCTATCGGAACTGGCACTGATCTGAAAGAAGCTGGTGCAACTTTCCGTGGTGCTTCAAATGATCTAACTTTCATGCAGACAAAGTACAATGCATCTGGTGTGCGTACAAACACACCTCGTGAAAACCAGGCAATCTTTATGGATAGCTGGTTTAATGCAAAATATGACATTGATGTTCTTGCCGCCGCGTTCAATATGGACAAAGCAACCTATACAGGTGCGCTTCATCTGATTGACGACTGGACTTCATTTGACAATGAACGTTTCGATGTTATCCGTGAAAACTCTGACGGACTGGAAGAAGTAACAGCAGATGAACTGGCTCTCATGAAAAACGTAAAAGCAGTTCTGATTGATACTGACTGGTTCCAGGTTTATGATAACAATGCAAAATTCACTGAACAGTATTCCGCGGCGGGAATGTACTGGAATTATTTTTACCATGTTTGGAAAACGATTTCCAGTTCGCCATTTTCCAATGCAATCGTGTTTGTTACCGATACGGCTGAAATCGCACCTAAAGCTTCTTACACAGTTGAACTTACTGGAAAAGATACAAGTGACGTTGCAACGGTATTTACACTCGGTGTTCAGGATGATACAGCTACGCTTGTACAGGGAACATATCAGTTCAAACAGACCAAACAGGCAACAACTGATGGTATCGCCATTCTTCCATATGGTGCTATTATGATTCCTGCAACCTCGTCGACTAAGACAGTTAAACTGACGATGGTTATTAACGGCGTAGAGTATGACGCGGCTACAACTGTTAATTCTGATTCCAAGGTCGGAGCAACGGTTGTAATGAATAAGAATGCATGATTTTTTGTCTATACGCTACCCATTAATTACAGAATGGGTAGCGTCTTAAAAAAGGAGTAGTTTATGTTTATTTCTCCAAACACAACTATACGTTTATTGCACGACGTACCACTTGAGCCGTCCTACGATCACACAATATACTTTGGTACTGAATCAAAACAGACCAATTACTTTATCAGTAAACAGAAACGTGCTTTCACAAAGAATACCTACCAGCGTCACACACGTAATACAATGAAAGTTGGTGTTCTGGCTGATGACATCTTCGATTGCAACTACATGATGTTTCAGAACACAGCGTATGGAAACAAGTGGTTCTATGCTTTTATTACTTCGATCGAATATGTGAACAATGTTACATCTATTGTGACTTATCAGATTGACGTATTGCAGTCGTGGCTGTTTGACTTTACTCTCGGACAGTGCTTTGTTGAGAGACAGCATAGTGAGAGTGATCGGTACTTTGAAAATCTCGTCCCAGAAAATCTTGATTTAGGTGATTACACAGTAGAGAAAAAAACAGTGGTTGACTTAAACAATATGTCAATCGGTCTTTACTACTCACAGAGAGCAGATGGCACTGCGGCTGATGCAAAAACACGAGGTAAAATCTTTTGTGGTCTCGGACTTGAGTCTGGTATCCGTGCTTTAGATTCTGCATCCGTAACAACGGAAATTAAGAATTGGATTGACAATGGAAAAGAAGATGCCCTCATATCAGCATTCCAATATCCATCGTTTCTTGACGAAGATGGAGACTCTAAAGCCAACTCGGGTGGATTGCACGAAAAAACTGTTCCTGTTTACAACAATATCACGCAAATAGATGGCTATAATGTGAAAAATCGAAAGCTTTTTTCTTATCCATTCTGCAAACTTGTTCTCTCAAACAATGCTGGAAGTCGTGCAGAATACAGATGGGAACAGTTCAAATACTCTGAGGAGTCGCAGACACTTGTCAATTTTAAATTGGCTGGCGCAATCGTGACAACACCAACAGTAACACTGTACCCAATGAATTATATGGGTATGGACAAAAACTATGACCGCGGTCTTGTACTGTCAAACTTTCCAACCATTGCGTGGTCTGGTGATGCATGGAAAGCATGGTGGGCGCAGAACAAAGGAAGTGTTACCTCTGCAATGCTTGCAAGTGCAATGACAAACGTTGCTTCTGTAGGAACATCTGCTATGAATGTAAATTCAAACAGTGCCGCAACAACTGCTATTATGGGTGAGCAAAATCTGTTCAATCAAGCTTACGCTATTATGGGTAAGAAACAGGATTTAGAAAATACACCGCCACAAGTACATGGTCAGATTGAGTGCGATTCACTAAACGCTCAGATGGGGAAAGTCCAGTTCACTTTTGAACACCAGACAGTTCGCGCACCATTTGCTAAACTGATCGACGACTTCTTTACCATGTTTGGATATGCACAGAATGCTCTTATGACACCAAACTTGCACGCAAGACCACACTGGACTTTTATAAAAACAGTTTCTTGTGTTCTCACTGGTTCATTACCATCTGATGATGCTAGGGATATTGTAAGCATCTTTAATCATGGTATTACATGGTGGATGAATGGTGATGAGATAGGTAACTATTCACTTGATAACAGACCAACAAACTAGGAGACTTGACTATGGGAAAAAGAAAAACAAATTTTGACGAGTCACTCTTAGGAAATACAGCTACATATGGGCAGTACCTACGCGTACTGTCTGAACTGGCTGTATCTATGTTTGAGTGGCAGAACGTACCAGAAAGCGTGGATGTTCGCTATCTTGAAATGCAGTTGTTTTTATCTGGTATAGCTGTTTGGTTTAAAGATGAAGAACTGGAAAATAAGCCACAGTTATGTTTATCTTGTCTGCCAGCAGGTAATTTTGACGTATACGGCTACCCGACAAAAAGAACAGCATACTCACGGTACAATGGGTATAACAAAACTTTATCAAGCTCTGACAGTGTTATTATCTACAATAACTTTTTGCGTACACCATCGGTAACAGACTGCATGATTTATGCTAAACGATTGTACAATCTTGATCGTATTATTGACGTAAATGCAAATGCACAGAAAACGCCAATTCTGGTACGTGCTACAGAAAAACAAAGACTTTCTTTGCTTAACGTGTACAAAGAGTTTGACGGAAATGCACCAGTAATTTTTGGAGACGATGATCTCGACCCAACTGCACTTAGATCTATTATAACAAATGCACCATTCGTTGCTGATAAAATCTATGAACTGAAAACACAGTATTGGAACGAAGCGTTGACAAGACTAGGTATCAGCAATATCAACACGCAGAAAAAAGAACGATTGATTACTGATGAAGTATCTCGAATTCAAGGTGGAGTTGTAGCGTCTCGATATTCCAGACTGGAAAGCCGCCGTACTGCCGCAAATAAAATTAATCAGATGTTTGGTACAAACATCACAGTTAATTATCGACATGACTATCAGATTCCAGAAGTGGAAGATGTGAATAACTCTGTAAATAACACCGGAGAGGGTGGTGAGACTGGTGAGTAAATACACAACCGAAGTAAGATTCATTTGTGAAACAGAAGCAGGATATTCAGAGAATCAAGGAGCATCTAACATTGATGCAATCATTGAAAAAAGCTGGAACAAAATTTTCGGTGATTTTCCTATCTATGATGAAACGTATCGAAAAGTCCTGTGTTGCAAGATTCTGAAACACTTTTACCTCCGTGAGATTGCATCTGAAACGGTTGGTATATGGAAGCTGTGGCTAACTGAACGTATGAATATGATTATGCCATACTACAATCAGTTATATAAAAGCGCAACACTTGAGTTCAACCCTCTGTATGACGTTGACTTAAACACTACTCATAATCTGAAAGATGAGGGTAATAACAGTTCAACACTTCATGGCGAAGATAGCAACACAAGAACTGATAGCCTTAGTTCTCTAAGAACTGACAATCTTAAACACACAGACGAAAATAATCAGTGGAATAAGTTTTCTGATACACCTCAAGGTGCGTTGACCGGTGTTGAAACTGGTGAATACCTAACTGACGCTAGAAATGTAACAGATAAAGGTAGTTCTGCTGATACTGGTACTCAGAAGCTTGATAACACTGGTACACAGGTTAATGCAGGAACGTCTGATTCTGAAAGTACTGGAAATTATAGTTCCCTGAAAGAATACTCGGAGCACGTACAGGGTAAGAGAAGCGGAACATCTTATTCTAAAATGCTGATTGAGTATCGAGAAAGTATGCTGAACATTGATCAAATGATTATGGATGAACTGAAAGATCTGTTCTTCCTGTTATGGTAAGAAAGGAGAATACTATGAATGCTGATTACACGCCTAATATGGGTGAATACACTGAGTTAAGTCCGTTTCGTTACTGGTGCCAGAAAGTACTGCCACTTGTGTATGATGACTCACTGAGTTATATGGAACTTCTTTGCAAGGTAGTTGACTATCTCAATAAAACAATGCATGACGTAGATACGCTTCACACAGATGTTATACAGCTTCATGCGGCTTATATCCAGTTACAGAAGTACGTTAATATGTACTTTGAAAATCTGGACGTTCAGCCAGAGATTGACAAGAAACTTGATGAAATGGCTGAGTCCGGTGCTTTGCTTAATATCATCAAGCCGTCTGTAATTGACGAGGTGAATAACTGGCTAACAGAACATATCACGAATCCGACTAACCCGGTAATTGATACAAGTTTGAGCATCAAGGGTGCGGCTGCAGACGCTAAAGTGGTTGGTGAAAGACTGTTAAAAGACGGTCTTGCTTATAGTAAACAGTTTATTACCTCTTCATACTATAAGGGCACTGGAATTAGTAGTTCCGCTGATGTAAATGGTACTTCATTTATTTCTTTTGATGACTATAATAAGGGAAAAAGCGGCACATCTACCACTTTAATTGGCGTTACGTCTCGGTTTGCTGTCCCAATAGTAAATCCAAAAACTGACACACTAGACGTTTATTACTTAGTTGATGCAAGAGATTCTAAAATTGATGGAGGGTTCTCTCTTTCACTCTGGTTATCGACTAACTCTGATTGGAATAATGCTAATGTATGCTATGGCGGTTACATTGGTTTTAAACCCGGAAAAATCTCTTTGAACAAAAGTACACTTCGTAAAGGTGGTTCAACTTCTGATGTTATTAAAACAGCTGTAGTAAGAATTGATAATATTTCACATGTGCCAAACACTGTTAATATTAAATTCATGCTATTCAATGACAGTACACTGTACGACTTGTGGAATACTATTCCTGTAGTAGACAATACTCTTACAATTAACAATGCTGCTGCAGACGCTAAAGTGGTTGGTGAAAGACTGTTAAAAGACGGTCTTGCTTATAGTAAACAGTTTATTACCTCTTCATACTATAAGGGCACTGGAATTAGTAGTTCCGCTGATGTAAATGGTACTTCATTTATTTCTTTTGATGACTATAATAAGGGAAAAAGCGGCACATCTACCACTTTAATTGGCGTTACGTCTCGGTTTGCTGTCCCAATAGTAAATCCAAAAACTGACACACTAGACGTTTATTACTTAGTTGATGCAAGAGATTCTAAAATTGATGGAGGGTTCTCTCTTTCACTCTGGTTATCGACTAACTCTGATTGGAATAATGCTAATGTATGCTATGGCGGTTACATTGGTTTTAAACCCGGAAAAATCTCTTTGAACAAAAGTACACTTCGTAAAGGTGGTTCAACTTCTGATGTTATTAAAACAGCTGTAGTAAGAATTGATAATATTTCACATGTGCCAAACACTGTTAATATTAAATTCATGCTATTCACTGACAGTACACTGTACGACTTGTGGAATACTATTAATGACGTTGATTATACAACTGACCTTTGCTTTTGGGGGGATAGCTTAACCGCAGGGGCCGGAGGTTCTGGGACAAGTTATCCTAGCGTTTGTGCTTCTGAATTAGGAATTACTTCTTTCAAAAATTGCGGTGTTGGCGGAGAAAATGCTAACACAATAGCTTGTAGACAGGGTGGTAATTCACTTATTCTTAAGGCTGGAACAGTAAGTACTTATTCTTTGACAGAATTAACAGATATTTACGGAACTTCATGCAATCCATTAAGACAAGGATCAGGAAGTAATACTGTTAATCCTATATATATCAATGGTGTAAAATGCAACTTATCTATTTCACAGACAAGCGCAACTGACACGAATGCTAAATACACGATTACAGGCTATAATGAGCCGTTACTTGCAGAAACACCAGTTAAATTCTCCGGATGCGATATTACTGCTAAAATTACTGTTATTTTTGTTGGACAAAACGGACCATATCTAGAAGAGAGATTAAGTATCATTGACTCAATGATTAGTAAAATTAACGACAAATATATAGTAATGGGTCTTAGTACTGGAAGCGCCACTAGTAGATCAGACGAAGAATCAAATATGCTTAGTAAGTACGGCGTGCATTATTTTAACACAAGAAAAATGCTTAGCAAGTACGGTATGGCTATAATGAATCTCACGCCAACAACCTCAGATGCGAATGAAATAAGCAAAGGAGAAGTACCTTCATCGTTACGTTCAGATTCAATTCATCTTAACGCAAATGGATACACCGCTTTAGGTAAAATGCTTGCACAAAAAATCCGTGCTTGTGGATACGTATAAAGATAACGCCAGCATGCCTTTATATAGGTGTGCTGGTGTACTTTTTTCTTGACAACTGGTAAGGGGGGTCTATTTTTAACTGG